GAGAAGCGCGAGTTGATATACAAGGATCCATACCCCGACCCAATGGCCAAGCAAATACTTATAGCGTTCGGAAAGGTGCCATTATCAGACCTTGGCGCGAGTGATCCTAATGCAACTGTACTGTAATGATCACATACGAACTATTCGTTAAGGATAAGCAAGGCACTATAAATGCCGTCGAGCGCATGAGGTCTAAGTATGATAAGTTTGCCGAGAAGAAGGTCAGAGAGGCTATCTTAAAGCAGACTTACTTCGCTCGACAGGCTATCGATATGGCTACCTCGACCAGCGACCTCATGAATATCCAGCCAAGTAGCGTGAGTGCGTACGTGCGTGAGGCTTATGTTGCTATATACACCTCGGTAGGCAGCGCGTTTGCTGCCGAGACGTATAAGCAGGTCAAGCCACTCGCGTCTAAGGCTAAAGAGGATGACGCTATGAAGGATGAATGGTCAAGGCAGATGGAACGCTACCTCGACGTGTATGGCGCTGTCCGTATCGCCAAAGTAGCCGAGACTACCGAGGCATCGACACGTAAAATCATCAATAATCAAGTCAAGATCGGCATGGTTAACGGTGATGGTATCGATGTTATTAAGCGGTCTATTATGAAGGCTGTCGACGGTATATCCGCATCACGTGCTAGGATGATAGCACGAACCGAGGTGGTGGGTGCCTCGAATCAGGGCAGCCTTATCGGTGCGCAGGCTAGCGGGGTTGCCCTTAAGAAGCGATGGCTGACTGCTCACAACAAGATACCGCCCCGTCCATCGCACAAGGCAGCAGATGGGCAAACAGTCGGCATGTTCGATATGTTTAAGGTAGGAGAGGATGAGTTAAACGCCCCTGGTGATCCACAAGGTACTGCTGCTGAGGTTATTAACTGCCGTTGTACAGTGATCTATGTGCGTGCATAAGTATGTTGCACAACATGTTTTTAGCTAAACAATATCGGTTTAAAGGGGCTATATTTGTAAGACAAAAAAACAAACCGATAGCCATGCTCGAAATAACCATCAAATTCATTCTAGACGTCGTATTTGTGATATGCATAATAGGGTTATCAATTCGGGTCGGTACGGTGATTGGGGAATGGATTAAAAAGCTAAAATAACCAGCCGAAAGGCGCAATAAATAATCGATATGAGTGAATTTTTATTAGGATCAACAGTTTCGGACGTAGTTACAGGGTTTACAGGAATAGCTACAGGTAAGGCAAGTTATATGACTGGATGTGACCAGTACTTAGTGCAACCAGAGTGCAAAGATGGTGCATTCGTAGAAGGGCGATGGTTCGACTTTCAAAGATTGCTTCTTTTGCCTGCTATCGCACCAATTGAACTCAATAACGAGAAGCCAGGAGCGTGCGGGATGGCTCCAATTAAATAAACATCGATTTTAACACTATAAAAAACAGCGGAGCAATAGATTCCGCTGTTTTTTTGCGTTATATTTGTCTCTGTATTGAAATATTTGTATTTTAGCACAAAATGTAACTCAATAATGGAGTATTACGAATACGGAAGCACCAAGGCGGCAATACTGGATGTCGATATGAAGCGTCGGACGGTTAAAGGGTTATTCGCCTCATTCGACACAGAGGATGATGGTAATGACGTGTTTAGGCGCGGGGCGTTCTTAAAGTCAATCCAAGAGAATGGGCCAATGAGTAATGAGCCACGCATTAAGCACCTGTTTAACCATTGGACTACATGCGGCGTTATTCAAGAGCTCAAAGAGACCAGTATTGGACTTGAATATGTGTCGGTATTAGGCCGTGATACGCTATCTCAAGACGTGCTGTTAAAGTATGAGGATGGCATTATAACCGAACATTCAGTCGGGTATCAAACAGTCAACTCAATTGTGCCGGCCGACGGCAAAAGCCCTCGTGAATTGCTCGAAGTTAAGCTATGGGAAGGTAGTTCGCTCGATAAGTGGGGCATGAACAAGAATACGCCCGTACTTAAGTCTATAGATGGCATTCAGCATGTCATTAAGCAAATGGAGGACTTCCAGCGGATATTTAAAAAAGGCAAATACACGGACGATACATTTCAGGTCATGGAATTGCAATACATGCAGATAAAACAACTACTTGCCGAATCGCTGAACTCACTCAAAAACCAAGAGCCGTTGAAGCCAAGCGGTGGAGGCACTCATGATGATGAGCCGAAATTAAGCGAAGCCAAGATGATTGCTTATTTGAATTCAGTAGAAGAGTTAAAAACATTAATTAAGTCATAAAATGGCAGACGAAAAATTGACCGTTGAGCAAATGCTCGAAAAGGCTTTAAAGGATAACGTCGAAATCAAGACGGCATTCGAAGAAGGTAAGAAATCGGCAGATGATGCCAAGAAAGAAGTGGAAGAGTTAAAGAAAACCCTTGCCGCCATCGAGACTAAAGGATCTGACCTTGATTCGTTCAAGAAGGGCATTCAGATGCAGCTTGATTCAATGAGCGAGTTGGCTCAAGGCAAGATCGAAGGTGAGCAGAAAGATGTTTCGCTCGAACTTCAACTTAAGGCTTTTCAAGCCGACCTTGATCGCATTGCCAACCCTGCCGAAAAGGGTACCGCAATGAAGATCGAACTCAAGGCCGCTGGTAATATGATCGGATCGACCTATTTCAACGGCAATCCTCTCGACTTCGCTAATGCTACCAAGTTCGGTGATATTCGTCAGAAGCCCCTTATGCTGCTTCCGATGATCCCATCTACCCCTATCATGGGTGGTGAGTCGTTTTACGTTGAGGAGACTTCTCGAACCGACGGCGCAGCATTTCGTGCAGAAGGGTCGGCAGCCGCTCAAGGTGATATCAAGTACTCTATCGTACGCAAGCCGCTATACGAAGTGTCGGAGTTTATCAAGGTGGCCAAGAACAAGATCAACGACATAGGATGGTTGGCATCTAAGATTCAGCGCGACCTTTACGCTCGTATTGAACGCAAGTCGGATGATCAGATGTACACCGGCACCGCATCGGCAGGCGTAACATACGATGGCATTTCGGCCATTGCAAAGGCGCTTACTGCTACCGAGGTCGGCACTACCCGCATCCCTGCAGCTACCGAGTTTAGCGTCATGAACTGGGCTTTTGCCTATATCCAAAACGTAGCATACGCTGATCCTACTGCGATCTTCGTTAATCCTATTGATTATGCCGTTATGGTGTCTAAGATGCCAACTTCACAGGCTGAAACTATCAAGATGGGGCTAACATTCGACATCAGCAAGATCAAAGCAAGCCCAAAGATCACCGCCGGCACGTTCCTCATTGGCGACTTCACCCAGGCAGAACGCGAGTACGCTAATGGTATCACCGTTGAGACGTTCAATCAGAACGAGGATGACGCCAAGAACGGTCTCGTAATGCTCCTTGCAACTGGTCGCCATTCGTTCTTTGTTAAGGACGTGAACAAGGCCTGTTTCGCAAAGGGTACGTTTGCATCACTGATCACTGCGCTTACCGCATAGTAACAATAATCAGCAGGGGGCTATCGTTTGCTCCCTGCTAATATTTTCGACATGGCAAAACAAAAAGACAGCAAAGGCGATGAAGGCGAATCAGTAGAGTTGGTTAAATGCCGCGTGCTTAAGCGTGAGATATCACTAACTTCAGACGTTGGATCCATTGCGCTGCTAGAACAAAGCCGATTCGAGGTATTAGAGGCATGGGGGTTTGTGGAAAAGGTAGAGGGAAATGATAAATAGAACTCTCACCAAGCGCATGTCGCTACCTAAGATCGACCTCGACCTTGTGCGCCAATATTGCAGCCTTGATGATGATACTGCTAACGATAAGTTGTTGCAGCAGTATCTAGTTTCGGCTTTCGACGTTGCTGAGATGCGGACGGGTCGCTTTTTCACCGAATCAGAGGTCGTGGTTAACGAGTTCGACGATCATGTTTACTTGAAGTCGAAGTACGGCGCAATCATCGAGGTGAAGTTTAACGGCGCGGTCACCACATCATACACTCAACAGGGCGCAATGCTCGGATTCGATTCGGTTGGAGCAATCGACATCAAGTATAGCACTATTGAGGACGTGGCCAACTCAGTACTGACTTTTATCCTTAAATACATCCTTCACCAACTCGAGCGTAACAACCCCGACCGTGGCGAACTTGACTACTCAGACTTAGCACCATTTGTCGAATGACCAGAGGACAGCAAAAGGAGCGCATAATCATAGTCTCGCAGGTAGAGACCACCGACGATGAGGTATCGAACACTTCTCGCGCCGATGGTTCGCGTCGTAAGGTGGCGGCTGATGTGACTACAGTTAATGGGCAAAAGGCGTTCCAGTTAGGACTTGATCCAATGGCTACGAATATCAACGTTTCGACGTTTGCCAAGGTGCTGCCTAGCGATGCGATAGAATGGAAAGGCATGATGTTTAGGATCGGTGCATTAAATCCCGTATTCGCCCGTTTTGGTACGTACTACGAACTAACATGCAGCACACAAGATGCAATCTAAACCTCTATCAGTCCAAATAACCGACTTGACAGCCGAACTTATAGGCATGTCTGCCGAGGTTAAGAAAGAAGCCGGGGATGCAGTTGCTGCGTTGATGTTAGGAATGGAGAGCGATGCTAAAATGGGTTCGCCTGTATTGTCGGGGCGGTTACGGGCTGGCAATAAAGGCCTTTTCGACAAAGAGAAGCTTTCGGGGCTGCTTTACAATAACGTCAACTATGCGGCCTATCAAAACTTTGGAACCGGCGCGCTAGTTAGCATAAATAAAGGATGGGAGGCCATTGCATCGACATTCAAAGGGGCTGGAGTTGTAGACCTCGATATGCCGGGCAATAACTTCTTTTCGAATGCTTACGATAGGGGTGCAAAAGAGCTCATAGAACGACTAACTGAAATCGTAGAAAATGCCAAACTTACTAAATAGCGTCAAGAAACACCTTAGCGCGATACTAAAGGACAAAGTAGTCATCGAAGGTAAAAAAGTGCCTTATTTCGAGGGCTTCGCTAGTGAAAAGGCAGCCTCTGCTCACTTGATCTTCACCGCTGGCAACATTACGACCGATAGAGGTATATTCGACACTAAGACCAACAGAGGATTTCGAGTAGTTGCCCCGATTTACGCGAATTATAGAGGTGAAAAAACGCCAACGAACGATAAATTTGCTCAAGATGTGTTCGACATCCTTGACAAATCGCTAAATAGTGGTACATTTATAGACAATTACTGCATTAAGATGTGTTCCATCGCAACGGCGCACACCTCGATGCAAGATGCTAAGGGTTACTACATTCAAAATGTACTCACCCTAACAATCGAAGTGTCCGAATCTTAACTTAAAATAACAATACCATGGCATTAATACCAGGCAAGCAAAATGGATCTTGGTTTTTGATGAAGATAGGCAGCAAGGTGCTAGGAGGGCAAACAAACGCCTCTTTTAGTAGCTCGATGGATAAGATAGCCACCACTACTAAACTGTCAAAAGATGGCCGCAAAACGGTTATTGGTGGCGAGTACGAAGAGACCATAAAAGTAGATGGCATCGCTGAGTTTGCAGCAGGAGCGGCCGCATTCGATACTGCCAACTGGCAGGCTCTGTATGCCGCATACAAGGCGCGCACAGACGTAGCCTTCGACCTGGTTCAATGCATCGATCCTAACGCCACTACTCCCGTGTATACCACTATCGGAACTGGCAAGTGTCTTATATCCACATGTCCTCTTGAATTACCTGAGAATGACACCGTTAAATGGAGCATCGAGGCACATATCAACGAGTTCACCTTATCAACTTTAGTATAACATAACCAACATGCAAGAACTTACCAAGGTGGCCTATAACGTGGGCTGCATGCGAAAAGCCATTATGACGGCAAATGCTACTTATAGTGACTTACAGCCAGTAAACGGGTGCCTTTCGCCCAAAGGAGTTAACGCAATTGTGGTCTTGGCCGCATATTGTTTGGCCTGCGGGGAAGGGGTACCTTACGACGTTGCACAAGAGTATTTGGACTCCATGCAGCCCAGCGATAAGCGATACACCGATATCATTAATCGCACGTCCGCTCTGGTAAAAAAAAACATGATTCCTTAGCTAAGGGTCAAGAATCTTGCATGTCGGGGGGGTGTGGTACGCAAGGCGGCCATGCCCCTTTTGATATGTGCGAAATTGCTAAACAGGCTATTGCGCTAGGCATGACGCTTGAGGAGTTCGATAGGTTGGATGTTGCGGATATAGAGGTAGTGTTTGATGGGCTATCGCGCCGGCATGAAATCAACAACGAGGGTGTGATTGCTCAACTTATTCGCCAAAACACCTTCTTCACGGCCTGTTACGCGCCGTTTTTCAAGTCCTCGGATAAGCCCAAGAAGCCGACCGACCTGTACCGATTTACCCATGAGAAGAACGACGATAAGATAGTCGACACCAAAGCGTACGATGCATTGGCGAAGTACTTACAATCTAACGCAACCGCATAATGGCAGATAAGAAACTAGTAATAGGCATCGGGGCTGATATTAGCGAACTCGAAGCTAAGGCTAAACAAGCCGGGCAAACGCTGCTTGAGTTTACCGACACGTCGACCATGAACATCGGGGAGATGCGTAGGGAGATTAAGAAATTGGGCAACATGAGCCTCGAAGGGATATCTCCCGAGCAACTGTCGCACATACGCGATAGGATGGCCGAACTTACCGACGAATTGGGCGACACCCGAAATATGATCCAGTCAATGTCGGGCGATACGTTCGAACAGGTTGCGGGTGCTATTAGTTCGGTTACCACCATGGCTAACGGACTGTCGGCTGCATACGGGCTACTTGGCGGTGATGAGAAGCAGGTAGGTGCCATGATGGAGCGAACTATTGCGCTTATGGCTATTGCCCAGGGCATGCAAGAGGTTTCGATCTTTCTGTACGAGCGTGCGTATGGTATCTTTCTTCGCAACAAGACCAAGGAGATATCGCTTTGGCTTACCGAGGCCTTAACAATAAACTCGGCAAGTGCGGCTGCTGGCGTGTTTAATAGGGTTATCGCTCAGAATCCGATCATGTGGCTAGTTGCTGCCGTGGCCGCGCTGGCTGTCGGTATCTATCTGCTCACCGAATCGATGGACATAGCTGGAAGAAAGGCCGCCCAACTCAAAACCGAAATAGAAGCCATGACCGCCGCGGCCGAAGAGACTAAGGCGTGGGGTGATTTTGCCGCTCAATTAGATGATGTGTTTGATGTCGACAGAAAGAGTGCCAACGCCATAAAGAGGCTCTATGAGTATCGCGACAGCCTTGAAATGGTGCGTCAGAAGTTAGCCGACATGATACGGCTACAAGGTAAGGATGCATCACCTGAGGACAAGAAGCGATACGAGGAGATGGGCAAAGAGATTATCGCCGTGGGTGACCAAATAATCATCGCTAAAGCCAATCAAAAGAAGAAAGAGCTAGACGATGCTGTGAAGCACGACAAGGAGATAGCCGACGCGGCCAAGAGGGCAGCAGAAAAGGCAGCCGCTGAACGAAAGGCTTTAATCGCCAAGCAACTAGACGAAGCAAGAGCCGACTATGCCGCATGGATGGCGATATATGACCGAGATGTCGAGAATCACATGACATCTGAGAAGGAGAGAGCAGCCCGCGTATTGAAGTTGAGGCGTGAATTAGTGGCTCAGTTAGACGCTATCGAGAAAGGACACACAAAGGTAGTCAAGGGTCAGATTGATATCACTACAGACCCACTATTCGACCCAACTAAGCCGCTTGTTGGCATACAATCAAAGCCGTTTGAGTTGCCTGTCATGGTTAAGCTTGAACCTCTACCTATCGACCCGATAAAGGTGGAGATGCTGGACGTGGATGTGTCAGGTGCCATGGCCGGGGTGATCGAGCAGGTGTCTACCGCACTTGGCGAGGCAGCGGCTACTGGAGATTGGTCTAATTTCGGGTCGGCAATATTAACCGGGATTGCTGGGTTTATGCAGCAGGTCGGATCGATGTTTATCGCGTTCGGTACGGCTAAGATGATATTCGAAACATCAGGCAACCCATGGGCAATGATCGCGGCAGGTGCGGCCATGGTGGCTATTGGTGCCGGGATTAAGGCGGCCACATCAAAAAGCGCATCCAAAGCGGCGGCAAGTGGCGGCGCGGGAGGTGGCGGCGGCGGTCAGGCTGGCGGATGGGATGTCTCGATGGCACAAGCGGGATGGGGCGACCGAGGTAACGACGTTCGCTTCGTGATCGAAGGGTCGCAACTAGTCGGAGTACTTGGCAATGAATCTAATCGTAAAACAACCTACTAATGGCATACGGCAAGAAATATTACATGAGTTTTGAGCGCACTTTCACCAATCCGAAAGGCGTTGACATGGTTAAAAACTATCAATTTAACATATATTTTCAAGGCTACACAGGCGTACCGATCGAGTTGCCTTGTATGGGCGATTCCCCTGTAGTACTGCGATACGACGGCGATAAAGATAATATCTTTGAACCGATCGTAAAGGGGTCAATGGAGTTTGAGTTGGTCAATGTCACAGGGTTTGTGTTTGACGATATGATTGAGGCCTCAGACAGCGACTGCTGGTGCGAGTTGGTGGAGTTAGGCGATCAATCAACGCCCGCACAACCAGCGGCATTCAAGTACAAGTATAATTCGGGGTCTTATTTGAGATTTTTCCAAAACCCATTAGCTCCGACTAATTATCAAGTAATGATCCTTAACGAAATTTACAACGTTAATGGGGTGCCTGTGCCACTGGTCGATGGGGTTTCGAATATACTAAATATTGCGTACTCTCCGACTGCTAGTTATCCATTGCAACAGCAGCAAATACTAGCGGGTCTGTTAACGAGCCTTAATGCAAGGTATAATCCATATGGAATTTACTTTATCGACAACGGTAACCTTGACATTGACGTTGTTAGCTACGATAATATAGAGTTCACTCATCCCAAAGGAGGGTTTGAGTGGTACCCAAGTACCGTATATGTTAATTTGTATGGTCATAACTTTCACAATCCACCTGTCGAGATATCCCCATCAAAACCATCCATTACAGACAAGCTTGTTTTTAGCGGGTTTCTTAGCCCTGCTGGAATCGTTCGCCCCTACTCGAACTCTCCAAGCACAATGAAGTTTGTCGCTAGTGACGGGCTGAACCTGCTTAATAACACGTCATACGGATCGACATCTACCGACCTTGGCGACGTTAATATGCTCGCTATGCTTACGAGTATATTTGGATTTAGGAATAAAATAGTCGATACGGCCATTAAGGATGATATGTATTTAGAGTGGGACTTTGCCGGGTCGGAAGGTGGCGGGGGTGCCGGAGGTAGCAGTTGTAAGTGGGTAATGGTTGCGCCTCATAGCGATGAGCGTCTTGTCTCGTACAATTACGATGTTACTATTCGAATTTATCGCCCCGACGGACTGACGTATGACACCAGAGTATTTAAAAACAAGGGCGATTTTGATGCTATTATTCAAGAAACAGGCACAATACAATATGATGCCAACGGAATTGGCACATGGGTACCTTATACCGACGAATTAATGCTAAGAGGGCTTAGTCTTAAGTTATCTCGAATGATTAATGATAAGTTGAAGGCTCTAAACGTGTACTCGAATACCTTGATACTGAATAGTGCGGCCATTGGCATCATATCAAACGCCCATTTGTTTATAGAGAGGCTTATTTTCGGCACTAATACGCTTGCGGTTACCAATGAGTACCGTAAACCGTCCGACACGATACTTGACTTGTCTAAGTTAACCGTGGACGGTGAGTTGTTTGCGGGAAAATCCATGTACACAGCACTTGAATACATCCTTAAATCGTTCGGATGGCGAATGTACTACTATAATGGATGGAAGATAGAGCGCGTAATCAACATCGGGAAGGCCACTAGGTCGTTTTACAAGTATAAAGACACAACCGGAGCGCGAACCAGCGTTGATTTAGCGCGAATAAAGGACGAAGGAAGTGATTATTTTATTCAAAGCGGAGCATCGGAGACGCGCATTAACTCATGGCGCGACGTTACCTTCAAGCAACCATACGGCAAGAAGGATAGCCTTGTGTACAATGGAAAGGAAAAGTTCGACTTTGCCTACTCTCCCGAATTTGGCGGATATAGATACAAATGGGCGTACGGAAACGCCTACTGCATGAAGGACAAGAGCGGCAAAAACCTACTTATAGGCACCGATGGCAATACTGTGGACTATGCAGTATTCAAAGGATTCGGACTGCCTAAGAACATATCGATAAAATTCATCGGTATCAAGGCTTCAAATAGCGTTAGTGTTAAAATAAAGATATGGGTAGACGCTGCCAATCAATACATGTGGGTAGGCGAAGACAGCAAGATGCATGTCGCTATGCAGACCATTACCAAGGTTGAGGAATCGGGTAGTGCGACTTACGATATAAACCTTATCGGCTTCTTCCTTCCCGGGCAAATAGAGTTGTTTTTATCGAACCAAAGCGACGGGTCGGAGGTGTTAATATCGGCATTCTCGGTTAATGAAACAGACCTAAAACACGAGCAGATAGGGTATGAGTTGCAGTTGAATATTAACCAACTCAACCGAAATAAGTCCAAGGAGATTGAATTTCCGATAGGCAACTATTTTCAACTGGCTGGCAGTCCAACTAACTACAATGGAGTATTAAAAATAGATGGAAACTATCTTCAAGACGTGGTGGTAGGCAACAGCGCAGGCAGATTAGCCGACATCATAGGCAACGAGTACGCCTATGTGTACGCAAAGAACCGCATGTGCATAAATGGCACTATAACCCGCAATGTCGAGCCTACGGACGCGCTAAAGTTCGCCAATGGCAAGATACTAACATTCGCTTCTATCGGATCGTTCGACATCAAACGCAACACCTTAGAAGGCGAATTTGTCGAGGTGGTAAGCCAGTCGTACATATTGCGAATAGAGCCATTGGCACCAATAAACATTGCGCCTCTTGACGTGCCAACCTTACCCGCAACCGTAGTGGCCACCTTTAGCGATGGCACCGCGCAGACTATCCCGGTTACATGGGAGCCATTCACTCAGACCAACCCAGGGACGTATATCGCCAAGGGATACGTCGGGGTTAACATGGCCAACGTTGAGCAGACGGTAATTATCGGCAGTATCATCTCATACACGCCGCTTGCTGACGTGACGGCAGGGGAAGGAACAACTGCGTCACTACCAGCAGCCGCGCATTGCACGACCGACAATGGACTGACCCGAGATTACCCGATCACATGGGGCGAGCATTCGACGGCGGTACAGGGTGAGTTCATTGTAAAAGGATTGGTAGCGTATGGCTTCGAGGTGAGTGTTAAATTGATCGTGACGGCGTTGAGCGATCTTGATATACTTCGCCAAATCAGAGATGCGAACCCGACTAGCCAACTTCCTACGTTGTGGTTGGATAGCGAAGACCCTTATACGCAATGGGAAGGGGTAGGGTGGATTGGAAATTACGTAACTAGCGTAACTTTTGGGGAGATAGGAGTTGTTTCTGTTATGGGCATAAACAAATTGAAGAAGTTAGAGTATCTGGATTGCAGTTACAATGAAATCACACAAGTAGATGTCTCGGAATTGAATTATCTACGCCACTTAGACTGTAATTCTTCTGACACAAATACTATTAACCTTGGGAGTTTACCATCCTTGGTGTACTTAAATGTGTCGTACACTAGGTTGGTGCATGTTAATGCCAGTGGATCAATGCAGTTACGGTATTTAAATTGCAGCGCATCACTTTTGGTATCAATAGATGTAACGGGGTTAACAGCGTTGCAGGAGTTAGATTTAAGCAACAATAAGTTGACGGCTATACCATCGTTGACTTCGAAGGGGGCAATAACGGTTGCATCCTTCACCCATAACCTGATGCCACCAACCGAAATAGCCCGACTACGTGCATTAGGGTTTACCGATGCACAGTTATTACCTCAAGATGTTTAATTTCGTACCTTTAAACCAAAAACATGGACAAGTACTATAAAGGCGACCCTATAAACGGAGCGTTTACGATCACAGAAGGGAAAGACAGGCTAACCAAGGCGTTTATATCGGTCGTATCGAAGCCGAATAACGTCGAGGTAGCAAAGTTCGCCTACCCTGCATTGACTGGCTACGATACGCTTGTTTTCAACGCCGCGACGGGTCAATTGTTATTCAAAGTGACACCAGAGCAGTTGGCTGGATTTGTCAACGGGTACCAATTGATCGTTGAGGTTAAACTTTTCGACGCATCAGGATCACTAACCACAGAGTTCGAAGGCGGCTTAGTCTTCGATTCAAAAACCGAGACCTATGGAAGACTTTAAGATAGTCGGATCGCTGATACAACCGACATTTAGCGGCGAAGTTAAAAGCATCGAGCCTAGCATCACCGGTTCGGCTCAGTTGGGCGTGCCTCCTTCCGGCGTGACTGCATATACCGATCTGACTGGGAAGCCTAAGATCAACGGCGTCGAGTTGGATGGCGATAAATCACTACTTGAATTAGGCATCGAGCCAAAGAGGGGGATGGATGATTTTTATGTGACAAATGCCGAAAAAACTGGAGGTTTAGCAACTGGCAACGCAACATTGACTACGGTCAATAAGGTGGCAGATAAAGCCGAAAAAAGCGTCCCTTTAGTCACGGCCAATACATTTTCAACCTTACCCGCAATAAATACTACTTCGTTAGTTTTAGTGATCGATGATGAGACTAACGACAATCAACCAACATACTATTTCCACGACGGAATTAAATTAAACTGGATAATAACACAGGAGGCTTAAGTAATGGGAAGAAAATTATCTGTAAAGCAACTACCTTGTATTCAAGATATAGTCGCAAGCGAAGGAATGAGAAGTTCTTTGTCATGTAAATATACTGGTAGTTATACGGTTGGGGCTGCTTTTAGAAATTGGAGTATTGGATTTTCAGGCGATGTTGGATCATATGGTGCCGTTAATAGCAATAAAATGTTTTACGTAGATAGTATAACCATATTTTCCAGTAAAGCACTACAACTTAGAATCGCCTATCCTGATCCAGTCCCTAATATTTTTCAAGGTGCTAATGATAATATTACGCCTAATTCATTTTCTCGCTGGAAATTTGATTTTTTTATTGCCAAAAACCAAACCATAATACTGCCTATTAATAATTTTTTCTTTATAGAAAAGGAAGGAGTACAGGGAATTGTAATAGAGGACTTAGACCCATCCGACACTAGTGTGTTTAAGTTTAGTGCTTTATTCAACGGGTATAACGTTTCGTACAACAGAAAATGGAATACTAATCGCGTATTATTGTGGATAGGTGATAGTATTGCTAATGGCACAGGAGCCTCTGCTATAGGTAAAGTTAATGCACCTTACACACATACGGTTAAAAGATGGTTGAATGAAGTGAAACAGTATGATTGTCGAATGTGCAATAAAGCTCAATCATCTATGACTACATCAAGTTTTATCAGAGCGTTAGAGTGGGAGTATTACAGTATAGATAGTGCTGATATGATTATGTTTCAATTAGGGGCTAACGATGCCAATAACTTGGGTAGTGGTGGATTAAGCACCCCTGCGAATCAAACTATTTTCAGAGACAATATAAAAAAAGCAATATCATTCAAGCAATCCATGTATCCGTCTTCGATTATGCTTATGCTCGGAAGTACCCCTTCTGCTGATAATACAACCGAAAATAATATAATCATAGGGCGCACTATAATGAGCGAAGAAGTGTCTTTAGTGGCAGATCCAAAAATTAAATACCTATCATTGGCTAATTCGTTCGACCGAACTAATCCAGCCAATTATCTACCGTCTGATACTATACACCCAGTTGCGCAAGACGCAATAGCAAGTACTATTACCACATATCTAAATACTATCATGTAATAGGCATGATAGTATTTAGATATTATGAGAGTTGCGTAATTGAATAATTTCGCTATATTTAGACTTTGATTTTTAACAATTAAATCTTGGAAAAATGAGAAAATCGTACTCTATCGCTCAATGTCCTGGTGATACTCCGGAAGAGCCGCCAATCAAGTCGGAAGAGATAGAAAATGCAGAAGAATAAAATAGCATCAATTGCGTTTATTCTTTATTGGGTAATGTTCGGGGTGTATTACACTTCGGGCATTGCCTTTTCATCGTTTTGGCAAATATGGTGCAAACTGGGTGTTAATGGGTGTTTATTATTACTGTCTATATTCATATTTTCGCATTCGTACAGCCTGTTTAATAGATTTGTAAGCATGTCGGCTATAGCATTCTTCTCTGGCATGTCTCTTTTTTACATAGTGTCGTTTTTGCTATTTGATTTTTTTCAACTTGCCGTAAATGACTACGTGGGATATTGTTTTTTAGGCTTAATTGCAATTAGCCTCTCTACTTCTTCAATCATCATTTATGGCAGAAAAAAGCAGCATTAAAGACGCTTACTTGCCTGTCATTATATCGATAGTGGCAAGCGTAATAGTGTCGATGATAATCCTAGGGATTAACAAAACAGATCAAGCAGCCCCAAAAGACTACGTCGACAAGAAAATGGAGTTAATGGAGCGTCAGATAAGCACCAAGGTAAGCAAAGAGGACTTTGAGGTACTTAATGCTAGAATAGTGGTTATTGACGCTAGGATATACGACCTTTGGAAGTTGTCTAATAAGGACAACAAGTAAAGGCAAAGAGGACAATACCCGCAAAAATAGCCACGGCCGTAGCGGTTGGATAGTTGATCTTAGGACAATAATAAGTCGTTAAGAATTTGTAAATTGCTTTCATTGTTTTTTGTTTCAAAAGTACAACAATCAAACAACATACAAACATGTTTAAAAACATAAAAAAGAACCTAAAAGAAAAGGAAACTACCTACCTTGGCGTCATCCTTTTCATTGGAGGCATTGCATCGGTATTTATGGGTAAGTCAACTTGGCTTGAATCGGCTGGAATAATCACCACGGCACTTGCGTTAATGGGATGTTCTGTTAGAAACAACAAGTAAGCATGCCTTGTCAATTTTCAAACAAAAAGCGTAACTTAGGGGTGATTTATTCACCCCTTTTTCGTTTCTCGTGATTTGATGACAAATTACCGGAAGTTGTAACTGCTCTAACTTTCTCGTGATTTGATGACAAATTACCGGAAGTTGTAACTGCTCTAACTTTCTCGTGATTTGATGACAAATTACCGGAAGTTGTAACTGCTCT